AAAACCACCTGCTTATCATAGGCAATTCCTGACTCAAAATCAACCCTAGATAAAAAAGTGCGACTAACTTCAACATCACGAAACTCAAAACCTAAAAAGTCAATCATAAAATCAACCCACAATTTATGACTAACAATATGTTTCCATTTAATAAGGTAACCTATAACATGGTCATCACCTGTAATACAAAGGGGGTAATCACCATTCTCAACTGCCAATCGTATATCTTCCCCTAAAACATGAGTGGCGATAACACGTGAAATAAACAAACACCATCCTAATAAAACCATCCATGAATCACCATGAGACGTAATAAAACTACCAGATGGCATAACACCAACAACAGCACGCCAAACATCACCAAAGTAAGAACAAATCTTACACGCAAGATTAATACCACAATACTTCAGTAAATAACACAAAAACAAATAAGACTGATCTGGAGACTGACCAATATCTACATACCTATGAATCTCAGTTACCATAAGGCCAAGGAAAAAAGCTTTAATGGTCGTATCCAAACCCCTAAAATCAGCATGACCCCACTCATGATCGGGGCTATCATACTTCATAGAAATAGCAAGACGGTGTGCACCCCCACCCCACATGGAACGACCTATATAAATAGCTGAAGGTTTGTTTTTAGTCCCTCTCTCAATTTTCTGCCTCATTTCACCAACTAAACGATGAGTAACATGTCCAAGAGAATTATCTACCCACAACAAACGAATCTTCTTATGAAATTTTAACAAATCTTCATAATTAGAACCTGCCTCATTATAACACTCTTGCTTAAGTGCAACACGAGTATAATAATTAGGCAAGGGATTATCATTCATAGGCAACTCATTGTAAGCATTTTGAATCTGAGCAATTATACGATCAAGCTGTGGACCTTTAGTACCACTAGAAGTAAGTACATAAACATCATTATCCTTTCGCCTAGTAGTATTCGTAATAAAATCAATACCATGCGAACGATCCTTAGGTATAGTATCATAATTAACCCTTAAAGGATGATAATGAAATGCTTTTGTGCCAAATTTATGAAAGGTAAACAAATAATGCTTATACATAATCTCAAGGGCTGAAGCCAAATTAAGAGCCAACATCTGCTTTTGTTCAAAAGAAAAGGTCTGGTCACGACCTGTTTTTTTATAAGCGGATGTAAGCTTCTGATAAACTGAAGAAGTAGCAAAAACAGTTCTATCTAGCTGAACACCATCAACAACAACCCAACCAAATATCTGGTTAAAAACTGAACTATCAGACATAGTCTTATTATATACCTTACCCACTCCCAACGTATAACCAGGTAATCTACAAGCACCTGGAAGACGTGACCGTTGAAAGCTACGCACTATAGCCACTTTACTTATATTAGGGTCCATCATCTTCCACCTTACTACATCCCACCTCCGAACAATAGAAGCGGTCCACACTGCCATGTCATACGGTTCTGTGTCCTTAAAAACTACTCCCTTACCAGCAACATAAGGGAGCACTTTATGATTAGAAGGCACTGTACCCGAAATGATAAGAGCTGAC